GAGGGTTACACGAAATTCTCAATGCGTGGCGACTGGAACACCCTAAAAATGGAGTACACAAAGGCAATTTCGTTTTTGCGACAGCCTACCAGTACGGCAACGGGTGTAAGACAGTACAACAGACATTTAATGCAGTCCTACGACCTAAAACCCGATGAGTTCGACCTAATGGCAAAGAACCTACAAAAGAAGTTACAAAGCATAGATGACACTAATTTTGTAGAACGCTACCTAATGCGTTACAAAGACTTTACGGGGGAACTGGAAACAGAAGCCCGAAGCCTTAGCGACCAAATAGAGAGCGAAGCCCAAAGCCTTGCAAACGTACTGGATAACCAGTTAGAGCAGGCAGCGGACGACCACTGGAACGTGGTGGAACTTATGGAAAAGGACGTTAAAAAGATAATGGACGATTTCGACAAATTCAGTATGTAGTATATGAAGAAAATACCGTTTAATGAAGCAGATACCCGAATATACAAACCGACTGACATAACAACCGTTTTAGAGTTATCCGTTAATGAAAAGAATTTGACAGGTAACAGCAAGGGGGAACACTTTTATAACGTGCCGTGTTCCTTTGACATAGAAACAACCAGTTTTTACCGTGATGAGGACGGGACGGCATACGACTACGAACAGGCGCAAAGGCTTATGCAGAAACGTAAAATAAAACTGGAAAAGGCGGCTATAATGTACGTTTGGCAGTTTGGTATTAACGGGCGTGTGATAGTTGGCAGGACGTGGGACGAATTTACGGAAATGTTCGAAGTGATAGCCGACACCTTACAACTGGGTGAGAAAAGGCGGTTAATATGTTACGTACATAACCTTTCGTATGAGTTCCAGTTTATACGAAATTGGTTTGACTGGGCAAAGGTTTTCAGTATAGATTTACGAAAACCGATTTACGCTATTACCAGCCGTTTTATAGAGTTCCGATGCAGTTATTTGTTATCGGGTTACTCACTGGCTAAACTTGGGGAACAGTTGGTTAAATACAAGTGTGAGAAGAAAACGGGCGACCTTGATTACTCACTATTAAGACACCGACAAACACCCCTCACAAATGCAGAATTGGGGTACTGTGTCAATGATATAAAAGTAGTTATGTGTTATATACAGGAACGTATAGAAGAAGTAAAGCACATTTGCAACCTACCTTTGACAAAGACGGGGTTTGTACGGAAGTATTGCCGTAAACACTGTTTGCGTACAAAGAACGCAGAGGGAAAGACCGTGCCAAACTGGGACTACGTTAATTTGATGCAGGAACTACAAATAACGGGTATAGATGAGTTCAAAATGTTGCAACGTGCCTTTGCAGGCGGTTTCACACACGCAAACGCAATATACACCGATGAGATAACCCCCGAAGTGGATAGTTACGACTTTACCAGCAGTTACCCGTATGTAATGGTAGCCGATCAGTACCCGATGAGTAAGGGCGTTTGCATACAGGTAAAGAGCATGAAACACTTTGAGTTTCTTATATCAAAGTATTGTTGCGTGTTTGATATTGAGTTTAACAACATATTCACCAGCGAAACACAGGACAACCCGATAAGTGCCAGCAAGTGTTTTATAAAACAGAACGTGGTAGAAAATAACGGACGTGTGGCAGCAGCCAAACAAATAGCCCTCACAATAACCGACATAGATTTTCACATAATAAAGAACTTTTACCACTGGGAAAGTATGCGTGTTGGTACTATGTACTGTTACAAACGTGGCTATTTGCCTACCGAATTTGTAAAGGCTATATTACACCTATACGAAAAGAAAACCACATTAAAAGGCGTGGACGGTATGGAAATAGAGTATTTGAACAGTAAGGAAATGTTAAACAGTTGTTACGGTATGTGTGTAACAAACCCCCTTCGTGATGAGTTTGTATATAACGGGGAATGGGACACCGAACACATGACACCCGAACAGCAAAACAACTTACTATATACCTACAATTCCAGTAAGAACCGTTTTTTGTTTTACCCTTGGGGTATCTTTGTAACGGCATACGCAAGGCGTAACCTATTCACGGGCATATACGAAGCGAAAAACGACTATGTATATAGCGACACCGACAGTATAAAGTTAATGCAGGGGGACAAACACAAAACGTATTTCAGCACCTACAACAAACAGGCAGAACAGAAGTTACGCAGGGCGTGCAAGTTCCACGGCATACCCTTTGAGATGTGCCAGCCGAAAACAATAAAAGGCGTTACCAAACTGTTAGGCGTTTGGGACTATGAGGGGCGTTATACCCGTTTTAAGACACTGGGGGCAAAACGTTACATGGTAGAGCAAGAAAACGCACTGAAAGCAGGGGGGAAAAGTTACCCCGTATCTTTGACGGTTTCGGGCGTAAACAAAAAATGTGCTATTCCGTACCTTATGGAGAAGTACGGGCAAAACGGCATATTTGAAGCATTTACAAACTACCTTGATTTGCCCCCGAAAGCAACAGGCAAAAACATACATACTTACATAGATTACGGCATAACTGGCAACATATTTGACTATTTAGGCAATGAATGTGGCTATAACGAAAAATCGGGGGTACACCTTGAACCGACAGGGTACAGCCTTAGTTTGTCCGTTATCTATCTTAATTATTTACGTGGTATCAAATTCAAAGATTAAAGAATATGGCAAAGAAGAAACAGCAGGAAAGCAACACCCCGAAATACTACGATTTGGGGGAAATATTGGGAAGGAACGCAGACTATAATTTGATTTTTGGCGAGCGTTCCAACGGTAAGACATACGCAGCGTTACGGTATGGACTGGAACAGTTTATTAACACGGGCAAGCAAATGGCATATATAAGGCGTTGGCGTGAAGATTTGAGGGGCAAACGTGCCGAAAGCCTATTTGCAAACCACACGGCAAACGGGCTTATTTCGACCATCACAGACGGGAAATTTAATGAAGTGTTCTATATGTCGAACAAGTGGTTTTTGTCGTACTACAACGAAGAAACTGGCAAGCGTACCCCGTGCGATGTGCCGTTTTGTTACGGCTTTTGTTTGTCCGAACAGGAACACGAAAAAAGCAGCAGTTACCCGAATGTTACGACCGTGGTATTTGATGAGTTCCTAACAAGGCGTTATTATTTGCCCGATGAGTTTATGTTGTTTATGAACCTATTAAGCACCATAATACGACAAAGGGACGATGTAAAAGTTTTCATGTTAGGTAACACAGTAAACAAGTATTGCCCGTATTTTACCGAAATGGGGTTAAAGCAAGTTCCTGTAATGGAACAGGGTACAATAGACATTTACCGTTTCGGGGAACACGGGGCAACGGTAGCCGTTGAGTATTGCAGTACGGTAGTGAAGCACAAAGCCAGTAACAAATACTTTTGTTTCGACAACCAAAATTTGCAGATGATAACGGGCGGTAAATGGGAACTTGCAGTATATCCACATTTGCCCGTGAAGTATGCCCCGAAAGATGTTTTGTTTGTGTACTATATCCAGTTTAACGACACTATTTTGCAGGGCAACATTATACAGGTGGGTAACGAGAATTTCACGTATATACACATGAAAACAACCCCTATTAAGGACACAGAAAACAGCCTTATTTACTCACTTGAAATGAACGGCAAACCGAACTACAAACGTAAACTTATAAGCAATGCCACGTATATAGAACAGCAGGTAGCCCGATATTTCGCAACTGACAAAGTTTTCTATCAAGATAACGAAGTAGGCGAAATAGTACGAAATTATCTTCTAACGAGTGCAAAAACCAACATTATATCACTAAAATAAAGTTAAAATGAAAATTTTTTCTGCAAACGGTACACTTTTAACAAAATAAATTTGTATCTTTGCAGAAAATTTATATACGTGCGTATGAAGAAAAAAGAAAACATATACCAGCGTTTCCAGTCCTACGTTAAAAATAAGGACATGGCGGTAATGTCTTTCATTGAAAACACGTTGGCGAAAACGCAGGCGATGTTTGTATATGAGGGCTTACCCGATACCGTGCCAGCCGAGGAACTGGAAAGGATTTTGCAGGCAGAGGGCAACGCCTTTTTTGCAAAGGTAAACGGGGATTTGTACGCCTTACAGGGTGCAGCAGGCGGAGAACCCGACCCCTACAACCGACCGACAATTTACACGGTAGCGAACCCAGCGTTAAAACTGAATAAGTCCTATAAAATAGGCGTGGACGGTGTGTTTATCAAAAACGACACCAACGGCAACAGCCTATTGCCACTTATAGGAAAATTTGCCGTGTTATATACGGACGGTGTTATATCACTGAACACAGCCAGCATTTTAACCCGTATTACTATGCTGATAAGTGCCAGCGATGACAAGACAAAGCAAAGTGCAGATGAGTTCTTAAAAAAGATACTGGACGGTGACTTTTCCGTTATCGGGGAAAACGCCTTTTTTAAGGGTGTTAATATGCAGACAGCAGCCACCAGCAACACCCAGTATATAACGCAGCTTGTGGAACTTGTGCAGTATTATAAGGCTAATATGTTGAACGAATTGGGACTAAATGCCAATTACAACATGAAGCGTGAACGACTGAACACGGGGGAGGTTGCTATGAACGTGGACGTACTTTTGCCGTATGTGGATAATATGCTACATGAAAGACAAAAGGCACTTAAAAAGGTAAACGAAATGTTCGGCACTGAAATAACCGTGCGTTTGGGTAGTTCTTGGTATTTGGAGCATGAGAACTACGAAAGTTTGGTTACAGGCGTGGAAGTAACAACCGAGGAAGAACGGGAAAACGACCCGACCAACGAGGACACCGATCAGCCAACACCGACCGAGGAACAGACCGAACAAACCGAGGACGGGAACGAACAGGAACAAAGCGAAACCGAGGACACCGACCAGCAGGAACAGGACAAAGACCAGCCAGCCGATGAGGACACCGAGGAACAGCAAGAAGAGAAAGGGGGCAAAAAATGAAGTACAAAGAATTGTTTACAGAGGGCAACGGGTTATTTGAAAAATACTTTTACCCCGATTACATGGAAGAGTACACAGCCATTTTTGCCCGTACCGAACCCGAAACACTGGACGCAGTGGCAGCGTTTAAGTATGGAAACCGTACTTTGTCCGAGGGGCTGACAGCGACAACAGCAGCAGCCGTTTTGCGTGGTATCATTTCAATGCGTGTAGGCGACTGGCTGAAACAGGCGGAAGCAATGACAACAGAATATAACGCAGTAACCCCCACAACGTCACGGGTAACAAAGACCGAAAACAGGGACACCAGCGAGCAGGGAACGGACAACACCACCAACGCAGAAAAGGCGTTTAACGATGATATGTTTACGGACGGTGAACGGGACACCAGCGAGCAGAACAAGACACGCACCGAAACCGTTACCAGCACCACCGAGCAACAGGGGACAACGGGCAACGTATCGGAAAACGTGGTTAAAGAAATGGAGTTAAGGCGTAACAAGTGGCAGGAAAAAATTATCTTTGCCCTTGTAAGCGAAATAACATTGGATATTTACGAATAATTGTTTAACAATAAAAATTTTACAACATGGAAGTAAAGCAGATTTACACGCTTATTAACAGCGTATCAAATGAAGTGTTGGGCAAAACCGACATTGTGCAGGAAGATTTAACAGGTGTTGTGGACTTGGGTACGGAAGTATTCAACGCCAACGCAGTGGACAACTACGTTAAAAGTTTGGTAAACCACATTGGAAAGGTTGTATTTGTAAACCGACCTTACAGCGGTAAAGTACCCAGCGTTTTAATGGACGCATGGGAGTTTGGCAGCGTACTGGAAAAGATTTCCGCAGACATTCCAGCAGCCACCGAAAACGACACGTGGAACTTGCAGGACGGTACAGAGTACAAACAGGACGTATTCCACAAACCAACCGTTACGGCAAAGTTCTTTAACAGCAAGGTAACTTTTGAAGTACCTGTATCAATTACCGAAAGACAGGTAAAAGAGAGTTTCAGCAGTGCCGAGCAGTTGAACGGTTTTTTAAGCATGATTTATTCAGCGGTTGAAAAGTCTATGACTATCAAAGCGGACGCACTTATTATGCGTACCATTAACAACATGATAGCCGAAACACTGAAAGCAGACAAAACAGAGTTTGGCGGTGCAAGTGTGGACTATTCAAGTGCCAGCACAGTACGTTGCGTGAACCTTTTGAAGTTGTTTAACGACAAGTTCCACCCAGCAGACGGGGAAACGGCAAACCCAGATGCAATTACAGCAGCGGACGCAATTACGAACCCCGAATTTATCCGTTTTGCGTCTTACACTATGGGACTGTATTCCGACCGTATGCAGACCGTTTCCACACTGTTCAACGTGGGTGCAAAGGAACGTTTTACCCCCGTGGATATGTTGCACACCGTTCTTTTGTCTGACTTTGCAAAGGCAGCACAAACGTACCTCTATTCTGACACCTACAACAAAGATCAGGTACTTTTGCCAAACGCTGAAACCGTACCGAGTTGGCAGGCAAGCGGTAAGGAATACGACTTTGCCAGCGTTTCAACCATCAACGTAAAGAGTGCCAGCGGTGAAGCGGTGAACGTTTCGGGTGTATTGGGCGTTATGTTTGACCGTGACGCACTGGGTGTTTGCAACCTTGACAGACGTGTAACAACCACGTACAACGCAAAAGCCGAGTTCTTCAACAACTATTTCAAGTTTGATGCAGGCTATTTCAACGACACCAACGAAAACTTTGTTGTGTTCTTCGTAGCATAACTTTGTAAACATTCATTAAACGGTGGACGGGTTGGCGGTGGTAACATTGCCAGCCCGTTCTTTTAATACTGGATATATGATAACAATACATTTTTATAACTACTTGGGGCACCCTAACACTGTTAATAAAACGTTGGGGCAGTCCACGGACATACAGGGCGTTTTGCGTTCAAATTTCGACATGGAAAACCCCGTTTTGCGTATCCGTTACAACGGTATTCCAGCGTTCAATTACTGTTATATTCCAACACTGAACCGTTATTATTTCATTGATAACGCACAGATACAAGAGGGGGACGCTTTTATATTGTCTTTGCGTGTGGACGTGTTAAAGACATACGAAAGGGAAATAATGCAGGCACGGGGTACTATTACCGAAAGGGACAACGCAGACACCCACATTAACACCCGCTCTTTGATTTACTCAACTTTGCCGAACTTTGAAAAGTTGGAGTTTCCAAATACGGGGCTATTCAGTGAAGAAGGCAGTATAATAATGGTAACTATTAAAGGCGATAAATAGATATGGAAAACGTAGTTAATAACATACCTAACAGCCAGTTTACAGCAGTACGGAACGGGTACGATGTTACATTAACGGTAACGGCTGATGAGGGTTACAAGTTCACGGGCGAAATTAAGGCACAATATACGGACGGTTACGGTGATTACAGGGAAACACCCTTGACGTTAAGCAGCGACAAGAAAACAGCCACTTTAACGGACGAAATGGAACAAAGCCAAATTACGCTTACAGGCGTAACAATTAGCGAGGACGTACCCGAACCGACCGTTATAAACAATATAGCCGACACCACATTAACGGTATCTTTCGACACCGTGAAAATTGATATTACCGTACAAAGCAGGAGTTACCCCCGTGGGCGTTTCTATGATACTGGGGTACAGTACACCAACACAGCAGGAGAAACGGCAACGGCAGAACTGGCAATTACCGTGAACCAGTACGACAGCACGGCAACCGTAACAATTACGGACGCAGACAGAAACCAGCCTATAACGATTAACGGTGTTTTCGGTGGGGTGCATTTGTTGGAAGTGAGTTTGACGGGGTGCAGCAGCGTGAACCCGTTACCCGAATTTGTGAAGCCAAACGGGGCGTTATCCGTGGAACTGATAGCAAACGAAAACACAGAGTTTGAAACAGCCCCCGTTTTGTCGTGGCAAAACGAATACGGTTATTACAATAGCAAAAACTTTGATGTATCAAGTGACAAGACCACGGCAACGGCATACATAGACACCAGCGACCCAGCCACCGAAATAGGCGACTACGAAAGTATAAACATTTCGGGGGACACCGTACCCGTTACCGTTATAGGAACTAATTACGGCAGTATAAACGTGTATAGGGTAACACTGGATAACCTTGCAGACTTTGCGAAAAAGCGTTTTTTCAGAAGCGAAACGACAGCAGGAGAAACAAACTATTACCTTATAGACTTGGGGCAGTATGTAAACCGTATAAAGAGAATACATACCGAAATACCGACCAGCAGCACCGACCAAATAAAATGCGGTAACTATGAAACAGGTATTGAATGTTTAGCCCCCAGCAAAGACCGTGTAACGCTTGATTTTGGCAGCGTGGAGATACCAGCACACAATAACGACAACACCGACTACCAAAGCGAAATACAGTTGTTTTTGCCGTTCAAGGGGTTTGTTTCCGTACCCGTGGAATACGTGGGCAAATCGGTACAACTGGAATACGTAATTAACACGGTTACGGGTGAGGGCATAGCACGTTTAAGTTATAACGGCATTGTGTTTCTTGTTGAAGATGTAGCACCCAGCACCGATATAATTTACACAGCACCACAAAACGACACTATAAACCTTGTGGGGGCTGACAGCTGGAACGAACAGTTATTATACGGGCTTGAACCT